AGTGGCGATGGCGCACCTCGACGCAAGAAGTGCGCCTACTGCGGCGGGATGCTCGCCGTGCAGCGCGGTACGTACGGCGTCTTCGCCTGGCGCGGCGACGGGCGTTACGCGCTTGCCGACGCGATCAAGGTCTTTGCCCGGGAGGCGAAGGCCAACGCCTATGTTGACACTGCGGCCAGCACGCATCCCGGTGGCGTCGTTGTTCGGTGGATCTGCGAATAGCACCCCGGCGGCCCCCAGGACTCAGGCTCTGGGGGCCGCCGGCACGCTGCCCAGCGGAGCCCGCGGGGGCGGGAGGGTGCGGGCCAGCCAAGCGGCTCCGGCGGCGGCATAGACGCCACTCACCGGGCCGGTACCCCTCCGGCCGTACACCCAGCGGTTGCCCATGCGGAGCTTCTGGGCGTTGTCCACCTGGGCGTTGAGGCTTGGGTCCCCCGGGTGGCTGACCTCCCCCACCTTCACCCACTCCGCCAGGCTCATGCAGACCGTTGGCGTCTCGGTGGTCAGCTCCTCCAGCTTCACCCGGCGGGGCGGCCACTTCGCGTGCTTCTTCTTGGCCATGTCTGCGGCCACCACGGCGGCCGGCCCCTGGGGGAACCAGCCCACCACGCGGGGCTTCACCCGCTCCACGATGGCGGGGAGGTCCCGGCGTAGCTCCTGGGTGCACAGGGGCCCCGTCCAGGTCTTCACCACGTCCAGGTGGAGCCGGCCATCCACGTAGGCGGCGGCCACCAGGTCAGCCCGGTCCCCCGACGTGGAGACGTCCAGGCACAGGGCAACCTTGTCCCGGTGCTCCGCCAGGTCCAGGGGCTTCTCCGCCTTCGCCTTCTTCCAGTGGGCCGGCTCAATGGCCGGGTCCAGGAGCGCTACCCGCCGGCACAGGACCTCTGTGGTGAAGCTGGCCAGCTCCTCCCCGCCGGCAACCACGGCGCGGCGGGCGGCGGAGAGCAGGGCATCCGGGTCCGGGCCGTGACCGGGGCGGCCCATGTTGGGGTTGGCCTGGGCAAGTGCGTCGATATCGTCCGGGTCTGCACCGTCCGGTGCGCTCCACTCCAGGAGCCCCACCCGCGGGTCCCCTTCGCCCGTCTCGATGAAGGCCACCGCCGGCCCCCGGACAGCGTCCAGGACCACGGCGTAGTCATCACCCTGGTTGGAGATGCACACGGTCTGCGCATCGGCCACCGCGTTCTGGGCGTTGGTGGCGGAGTCCCAGGCGTCCCGGGTCCGGTGCTCCCTGGTCTCATCACAAATCCACCGGTGGAGGGTGGTTGAGCGGCCGGCACGCCCGTTGTTGGCAGCGAAGATGAATTCCGCCACCCGGTCTTCCTCGTCCTGCTCCCCGGTGGGGAAGCTGACGTGGAAGGACTCCTCACCGGTGGACTTGGTGATGTAGTCCTTCTCCAGCGGGGGCATCTTGGCCCGGAGGATGGGGTTGGCCTCTGCCCGATCCACCACCTCACGCCAGGCCCGCTTAGCGTAGGTGCGGTCCGTGGACGTGATCAGGGTGAGGGGGATTTCCTCCATGAACATCCAATAGAGGGCCAGCACCTTGGCCAGGAGGGACTTCCCGTTCTGCCTGGCCACCAGGATCATGAACACGCGGAACCGGGGCCGGCCGTCCGGGAGAAGCTCCCCCAGGTGGATGGCGGCCAACTCTTGCCACGGGTCAAGCGGAGTGAGGCACACGTCCCGGGCGAAGTCCACCACGTCAAAGCCGTAGCTGGTCTCCGGCGTCAATGCGCACCCGCACGGGCATCCTCCCGGCGGGCCCACCACCAGCGGGGGCGTCATCAACCGTGGGAGCGTGCTACCCAGTGCCGCGGTTGGCGAGACGCTCAGCGCGCTTGGCCTTGAGTTCGTCAAGGGGGTCACGGGGTGCACTCTTCTTCCCCTCCCCTCGTTGCTCTCCGCGGGAAGCGGTGGTGAGCCCCAGGCCCGCCAGGACGGCCAGGAGCTTCGGACCCAGGTCACTCGCCACGGTGTGCTCCGATAGAGCCGTAGCGATGACCTGGAGGGCCTCCCCGGGGTCATCCTCTTCGAAGGGCATCCCCGCCACCGTGCGCGCCAGGACCTCCAGCGGCCGGCGGTACTTGGCGCCGGGGGCCGCCTGGTCGATCAGGCCCGCGTACTGGAGGGCCAGGGCGGCGGCGGCTCCGTCCCGGGGGTCCGGTGCCGTGCGGCCGGCAAGCGCTCCCGTGACCGCCGCCCTCATCCCTTCAGACATGGTTTGGAGAGTACGTGAGTTGCGGATGGTTTCCTAGCGGACGATGAGTTACCCTCACGACCATGTGGCGGAGGCTTGGATCATGGGCGCGTAAGACGCTGTCCTCATTCCGGGCCTCCCTCCTGTCCGTCAGTGATCCACGCCTGGCCGAATACTTCCGGTATGGCACCTCCAATGAGTCCGGCGTTGAGGTAAGCGAGGGGTCCGCCCTTGGCATCTCCGCCGTGTGGCGTGCCATCTCCCTCATCAGCCAGACCCTGGCCCAGCTCCCCATGCGCACCATCCGGGAGACCGCCCCGGGCCAGTTCATGCGGACCGCCTCCTTCCTGGACAACCCGGGTGGACCGGACGGACCGACCCCCTTCGAGTGGCGGGAGACGGTGTTTGCCCACCTCCTCCTCCACGGGAACGCCTACCTCTACCACCTGTATGGCGGAGCCGGCCAGTTGGTGGGCCTCGTCCCCCTGCACCCCCTCTGCGTGAGTATTGAGCTACCCAGCTCCGCGGACGAGGTGCAGCCAAAGGGCGGTAAGTGGTTCGTGGTCCGGATGCTCAACGGGGAACAGGAGCGGTACGACGCCAACAGCCTCACCCACATCCCCGGACTGAGCCTGGACGGCATCCACGGCATGAGCGTTCTCCAGGTGGCACGCAACAGCCTGGGTACCGCCATCGCGGGGGACCGGGCGGCGGCCAAGATGTTCGGGCATGGGCTCACCGTTGCCGGCCTCATCACCCCCGATGAGGATGAGCCGGACTGGGATGACGCCTCCTTTATCAAGGAGGAGGTGAACGACGCCCTCACCGGCAACGAGAACATGGGCAAGATTGCGGTCCTCCCCCGGAAGCTGAAGTTCCAACAGATGGAGATGAGCGCGGAGGACGCCCAGTTCCTCCAGAGTCGCCAGTTCTCCATTGAGGAAATCGCCCGGTGGTTCGGCGTGCCCCCCTTCGAGCTGATGCAGACGGAGAAGCAGACCTCCTGGGGTACCGGCATCGAAGCTCAGCAGCGTGGCTTGGGTCGCACGGTCCTTGCCCCCTGGGCTTCCCGGTTGGAGCAGAGGCTCTCCCGCCTTCTCCCTAACCCCCGCTTCGTGGAGATTGACTTCTCCGGCCTGGAGCGTCCCTCCCCGGACGTGGAGATCCGCCTCCTTCTGGAACAGATTGAGGGAGGGCTCATCACCATCAACGAAGCGCGTGCCGTCCGCAACCTCCCGCCCGTTCCGGGTGGAGAGATCCTCCGGGTCCACGGCCAGCCCTTGTCAACCGCCGTCCTCACGGAGGAGTCCGCCGATGCGGCCCAGCCTGCTTAACCTGGTCAACCTCGCGGAGCGGGGGAAGCACCTACGCAACCTCGCCACCGGAGGGAGGGCCACCCCTCCTGTCCGTGCCGCCCGCCTCCTTCCCATCCGCAACGCCCCCACCACCGGCCGCACCACGGTCCGCCTCTACGGCATGATCGGACAGTCTTGGTATGACGAGGATGCGGTAACCGCCGGAGACCTTGCCAGGACCCTGGACACCATCGGCCCCAACGGCATTGACCTCCGGATCAACTCCGGCGGCGGTGATGTCTTCGATGGCATCGCCATGCATGCCATGCTCCTGGAGCACCCCAGCGACGTGGCCGCCCACGTGGACGGCATCGCAGCCTCCGCCGCCTCCTTCATCGCCATGGCCGGGGACACGGTGGCCATCCACCGCATGGCCAAGATGATGATTCACAACGCGGCCGGCCTGGCGTGGGGTAACAAGGCGGTCCTCCGTGAACTGGCGGACGTGTTGGAGGAGATCGACGTCACCATTGCCGATGAGTACGGCACCAAGACCGGGCGGCCGTCATCGGAGTGGGCCGGCTACATGGACGCGGAGACCTGGTTCTCCGCGGCCAGGGCCAAGGAGCTGGGCCTGGTGGACGAGATCTCCAACGACACCACCCCCGCCCCCGCAACGGAGGAAGAGCCGCCGGAGGAAGAGCCGGCCCCCGAGGAAGACCAAGCGCCGGAGGATCGGCGGTCCATCGAAATCCGGGCGTACCACGCCGGGCTCCAGCTAGCCATGAAGGGCTGACGGAATGCGCATCAAGGAAGACATCATCGCGGACATGAACGCGATTGTGGAGGCGGCGGAGGGTCGGTCCTTCACGGACGCGGAGGCGGACCAGTACGAAGTCCACCGCCAGGAGCTGGTGAAGGCCCAGCGGGACGAAAGCCTCCGGGCCCACAACGCCACCATGAACGCCCCCCAGGGCGTGGTCCCGCGGACCGGTGCCCCCAAGGCCCGCAAGGAGGAGACCATCTCCCAGGCGTTCAACGCCTACCTCCGCACGGGCCAGGCCAACGCGGACATCAGTGACCTCCGGGTCACCAACGCCCAGGGTGAGAGCGCCGGCTCCACCGGCGGCTACATGGTGCCCACGGAGTTCCGGGCCAAGATCATCGAGCGCATGAAGGCGTTCGGTGGGATCTCCCCCTACGTGGAGAACATCAACACCACGGACGGCCGGCCGATCGAGTGGGCCGTCACGCTGGACGACACGGCCAACACCGGTGAGGCGGTGGCGGAAGGCGCGGCCCCCACCACGGGTGCCGATCTCGTGTTCGACCAGGTCCAGTTGGGGGCGTACCGCTACGCCACCGCCGGCACCAACGCGGACCCCCTCCGGGTCTCCGTTGAGTTGCTGGCCGATGCCGCGTTCGACGTGGAGGGCCTGGTGTCCCGGAAGCTGGGTGAGCGTCTGGCCCGCATCCAGGCCCCCGCCCTGGTGACCGGCTCCGGCGTGGGTGAGCCCCTGGGCCTCATCACCAACCGCACGGGCGTCCAGACCAACGCCAACACCGGCCCGGTCTACGATGACCTCATCACCTGGGAGCACAGCGTGGACCCGGCGTACCGGGCCCTGGGCAACTGTGTGTGGGCCATGAACGATCTCTCCCTGGCCTACCTGAAGAAGCTCAAGGACAGCCACGGTGACCCCCTGTGGAGGCCGGCGGACGCCACCATGTCCACCCCCACCGGTGGGGGTGTCCTCAACGGCTACCCGGTGGTCATCGATCAGGCGTTCCCGGCCATGACCGTGGGTTCCCCCACCGTCAACTGGGGTGCCTTCGGGGACCTCCGTGAGGGCTACGTGAAGCGGAACGTCCGGGACGTGGTCATCATCGTCAACCCGTGGACGCGGGCCAACAACGGACAGGTGGAGTTCTCCGCCTGGAGCCGCATGGACGGCACCCAGCAGAACACCAACTCCTACATCGCGCTCACGGGCAAGACCTGAGCCGTGACCACCACCACGCCGGAGTCCCGGGCCACCATCGCCTATGTGTCCTATCACCGGACGCTGGCCGGCCCGGGTACTCCGATAGCCGTCCCCTCCTTCGCTTCCCTGGGAATGAGGGAGCGGACGGCGTGGTCCTCCGCTACGGAGATCGTGTGGTCCAAGGCCAAGAATGGACAGACCCGCGGGGACGTGTTGTCCGCGTCCCCGCGTCCGTCCGGTCTTTCCCTTGACCCAGCGGCATGGGCATCCGCGGCGGGTGTCCTCTGGGACCTAGCGGTCACGGGCCGCGCCACCATCTGACCAGTTCGGCCCACGAAAGAGAGCAACGGACATGACCGCACGAGACCAGGCAACGGCCCGGGTCCTGGCAACCGGTACCGCGTCCATCGCCACGGCCACCACCGTGAACGTGGACGTGGGCACCCCGGATGACCTGAAGCTGGCCCCCACCCCCCTGTCCGCCACCTTCCGCCCGGGGGACCGGGTGTACGCGGTGATCATGGCGTCCACCGCCGGCACCACGGACAGCACCTCCTTTTCCGTCCAGGACGCACCGGACTCCAGCGGCAGCATCGGCACGCCCGCCGCCGCGGACACCGGTACCTACACCTTCCCGGCGGCGGCCACCGGGAACCAGTTCCTCTTGGTCCCGATCAAGCTGAAGCCCAACCGTCCCTGGATCAGGGTGCGGGCCACCCGGGCGTCCGGCACCACGGACACCCTGGCCGTCCGCGTGATGCTCATCGCCATCAGCCGCAACGGCTGAACTGGACGGACGAGACAGAGGGGGGAGGGACAGGACATGTGGGCACCGGACTACATCACCCTTACGGAACTGAAGGACTTGGTGGACGTGGATGACACGGTGGACGATGTCCTCCTGTCCCTCCTTCCGTCCGCTACGTCCCGGGCCGTGGACAGGTGCGCCGGACGCCAGTTCGGACAGGTGGACACGGCGGAGGCACGCCGATACAAGGTGCGCTACAGCCGGACACGCGGGACATGGCGAGTCATCATCGATGACCTCCAGGATGAGACGGGGCTGGTGTTCCCCAACACCTCCTATGACCTGGGCCCGGACAACGCGGACAAGCTGGGGAAGCCCTGGACCTTCGTGGACTTCACGGAGGACCCGGAGGCGGATGCCGCGGGGAAGGTGTCCCTCACCGCCTTGTGGGGGTGGAGCGCGATTCCGGACGCTGTCCCCATGGCCACCCTCCTCCAGGGGAACCGGTGGTCCAGTCGGAAGGACAGTCCCTTTGGCATTGCCGGCTCCCCGGACACGGGGACGGAACTTAGGCTCCTGGCCCGGGTGGACCCGGACGTGGTGGTCTCGCTTCGCAACTACCGTAGAGATTGGTGGGCCGCCTGATGGCTAGCTTTGTCTTCAACATCGCGCTTGGTCGGGAGCGCACCTTCGCGGAGCTGGGTGCGGCCAATGACGCCCTCCTGGCCATCCCCGTGGAGGCGTCCGGCGTGGAGAGTGACGCCACCCTCCGGGACAAGGACGATGTGGCCGCCTTCTTCTCCGGTGCCACCAACGAACAGACCACCATGGGGCGGGTGACCCTTACCAACGTCACGGTGACGGTGGATGACACCAACGACAGGGTGAACATCGACTGTGACGACATCGTGTGGTCCGGTGCAACGGGGAACGCCATCGGGGATATCCTCATCGCGTACGACTCGGACACCACCGGCGGCACGGATGCGAACATCGTTCCCCTGAGCCTCCATGACTTCGCGGCCACCCCGGACGGGACCACCATCACCGCCACCGTCTCTGACTTCTGCCGCCCGACAGGCTGAGCCCATGGCCCGCCGTTTCCAGTCGGGGCAGGCCATCACCTTCCCGGTCCCCGCCGCCATGCAAGTGGATGGTGGGCCCCTGACAATGCTTGCCGTGGTGAAGGTGAACACCAGCGCGTATCAGCCGCTGGTCTACAGCCGTTCCTCCGGTGCGCATGGATGGTGGATGGAGTACGACACCACCGGCGGCCTACACATGAACTACGGCACGGGGACCACCGCCCGGAACATCGGCACGGTGAGCACCGGGGCATGGCAACTGGACACGGGCATGAAGGACGCGGGTGGCACCTTCCACCCTTTCGGCCGGCACTGGACCGGGGCCTCCTTCGCTACCGATGGCGGGGACGTAGACTCCGGGCTCACCCTCGTGGAC